ACCTGAGGGCCGCGCGCTTTTGGTGCCCCCCTCTCCGCCGTTGGATTAGGTGTTTTTATTTTAAATCGGCGTTCAGGATGCATTCCCACATGTCTTTATGACAAAGGAGCTTTTTTTAAAGCATTCAACTGTGACTGTTGGTTATACCAATTTAAAATAAGTCTGTCTCTCTCCTCCTGTCAGACGTTGGATATCGTTATTATATTTGAACTTGGAGACCAAGTAGCCGCAATAATAATTCGCACATGTCATCGTGAGATTGACACACGTGTTATACCCACAACATTGTGCATGTGAGTCCGTTGGATTATTTATATTTAGTTGGAAAACTGTATTAAATGACATGACGGTAACATTTTCCAAGTATACGTCATGTATACCCGCCATGGAAGACGTCTTTTACGGTCTTCCCCTTATTCACATTTGACGCCTTCAAGTTCATCAAGGCGTCATCAAGAATCGAAGTTCCGTCATGTTACTCGTAACCTAAATGTCTATAGACCATTATTCTCATCGTCTGACAGAGGTGTTTTTAAACGTCGTACATTGGGAGAGGTTCAACACGGTCCGGAGCTAGTGTTGAGAAATGCAACCCATGTGACAACCTATGTGACGTATCCGACTCGATACAGTAATGGTGATGGACGCTGCACTGATTACATCAAGATTTTGAATCTGAAAGTATCCGGACGCATCTGCATACGTGACAATGTTCCCACAGGTGACAAAACAATGGGCGTTTATTCGGGTATATTGGGCACATTCGTCATGTGTTTCATACGTGACAAACGACCGGACGTTCCGGACGGGGCAAATGCTCTGCCTTCATTTAAGGACCTCTTCGGGAACTACGAAGCAGCCTATGCCGATTTACGTATAGTGGATGTTTTACGAGAGCGATTTCGACTTATGTCTTCCATTAAAATTGACGTAACGTCAGATTTAGGTGAATGTCAAAGAACTCTCAAGCATTACTTGCCTGTAAGCTCTCGTAAATTCCCTATTTGGGCAACATTTCGGGACAAGGATCTCTCTATGGCCACTGGAAATTACAAGAACATTCCGAAGAACGCGACGTTAATAAGTTACGCTTGGGTGTCCGAGCGTGACAGCACATGTCAAATATATTCCCAAATGTTGCTTAGTTATTTAGGATAATTGAATAAAAAGATATTTTTATTATTCATAAGCCACAGCATTCAAGTTACTACTAACATGTTACAACTCTTTTAACGCCTGTGGTCGTTCCTTAATTAAACACTTATTAATCGTCGCTTCTATAATGGACTCTAACTCTTTCCTTGAGACGTTGTCACTCTGGACTTGGGAAACCGAGTCTCCCGGCTCTAGTGCGGTTGTGGGCAACCTGTTTAGAGTCCTGTATGGGTGGTCCGCGTCGGAATGGGCCTCTTCTGAAATGTCGTTGCCCATTAGGTTAATGGGCCTTGTTATCCGCATAGAAGCGGACTTTTGCATTGGGGCGCTTATTGTACTTCGTGAGGCCCATGTCTCTCCTGGTAACAACTCTATTCTTCCAAGCATGGGCTCGTTAGCATTTGAGGAATTGGGTCCTTGGTCCAACAATCTGCGTTCTAACTTGGGTCGATTAACTGTCCAAAAATCGACGCATGAGCTGTTAAAGCCCTTAGACAATATGTGTATGTTGGGCGGTTTGAATCGAATGTCCGTCGAGTGTTTAGCTGATGACAGTTTCAACTTGGCCTTTATCATGGCAAACATTGTTCCTTCATTGACATTCGAGTCCTCTACCATATAGACCAATTCCCATGGTGACTTGTCTTTCAGGGAGAAGAACGAGGAAGAATAGTAGTGCAGGTTCACGTTACATGTAATCGGGAATGAAAACCGTGCTTGGGCACATTCATCTTGTCGTAGTCTGTGGTCTCTTATTTCTACGACTACCGAGCCTGTGGCGTTAAACGGAACCTGATTACGATACTCGATCACTATGTGATCTATTTTCATGCACTTGCCCTTAAGACGAACAGTCGCCTGTTCTAGAGTTGTTGGAAACTCTAGTTTGATCGTTGTCGCATCATTGGTAAGGGCATACTCGTTTCTGCGTGACTCAATGTATTTGTTCGACACGACTGAGAAGTCTTCCATTCCGAAATCTGGCCGCGCAGCGCCACGATTTTCCCTGAAGTTCAGCAGAACCCAAATGTGAAACAAATAACAGAACAAATCAGACAGTAATTTCTGAGAAGAAAGACATATACCTTCACAAAAGTTCAAAGAACCAACATGAAAACATTTAAAGTTTTCAATTAACATTAACGATCTCAACATTAACAAAGAATTGGTGAGCCAATCTGACAAATTGTATTCACTATTTATAGTTGAATATTATAAGTTACAACGCATAAGACAATCCGAAATTGTCATGGGATAACAGCAGTTTGCAATTGGGAACCATTTACGTTTCGCAATTGGTGATGTCGTTTTATGTGTTAAAATACCGCAGCGGCTGCGTTTTTCTAAGCTCAAGAGCGGACACCAATTCCGTACACGGACACCAATTGCTTCTCCCCCCCTTGTATTGGGGACTGGGGGCCTATAAATACTTCTAGTGTTAATCACAAAATGACATACGTGTCACACATCTAGCGGCCCTCAGTATAATATT